CCAGGCGTAGTCAGACGCATGTTGTTGGTGGCATAGGTGAAGGAGACATCACCAAACTTCTCCTGGACTACCTTTCGGTCTCCACGGACTGCCTCATTGAGTGCGCCCTCAGCCTGGTACTCGTAGTGCGCCGCCTCGTATGTGGCTCGCTCCACAGCTCCTGGAACAGACGCTGGAGATATGACGCGACCGTATACGTCTACGGCCCCCTTCCGAGGCCACTCACGATCCTGTGTGTCCTCCACTGGAGTTCCAGGGTAGAGAGGAATTGGCACATGACCAGCACCCAGACGCCACCCGAGACCATCAACAAAGACAGATGCTTTCCGCAGTAACTTGTCGGTTGGCTCTCCACTATAGCCTCTTGACGACCAGTAGAACAGACAGTCCGCGGAGTTCCCGTACATCGTCAGCTGCCCTGCATCGCGCCGAACACCTGGTCACGCTCAGACGCAGTCACACTCTTCCATGCCTTCGGTAGCATGGCATTGATCGCGTCGACCTGTGGGCGTCCGTCAGAGGTCCAGTTGTCGTTCACGTCCACGTCCAGGCCACGGATGACACCCTGGATTACGGTCTCCCGCTCAGTCAGTGGTTCTGCAGCTGGCTCCTCCACTGCAGGGGACAGGTTCACGGAGGACTCGACTGCACCCTCAGCGATCATGCGAGTCAGCGTCTGCTGGTCCCCCTTGCCGAGATGCTGAAGCCAGGTCTCGGTGACGTTGGTGGAGCTGCCGGGCGAGAGCGTGATGCCCCCGACGGACAGCACGTGGCTGGCCACGTTGCGCAGGGAGGGCATCAGATTCCGTCCCCGTACCGGATCTCCTTGGGCAGGCGAACGTCGAGCCCACCAAGGCGGAAGACGCCCGGAACTGTGAACTGCAGGCCATCGATCTGCACGGGCAGGAAGCGGTGCGGCATCGGGACGTGCATCTTCAGTACCTCGGGCGACCGGCGATAGGCGATCATGCGCGCATCCGAGGAGCCGCCGATCGTGAGCATGCCGCGCACACCACGAATGGTGAGCGACGCACCGGTCGTCGCGGTGTAGACGTTGTTCTGGCGAATGAACTCCAGAATCGTCATGTTGGTGTCACCGAGGCGCGTCGAGGCGATGTACTGGAACCGCTCGATGGGCAGGATGAGCGTGTCCGCCATCGCAACCGTGTTCGTCGCCGAGTGAAGACCGGTGAGCATCTGGTTGACGTCCCGGATGATCTGGTCGGGTGTCTTGTCGGCCCACGCCTTGGACGAACCCGCGCCATCGGCAAGGATGGCCTCCAGAGGAACCCCGGAGTAGTCGAACAGACCCTCCATGTTCTTCTCGGTGTCGCCCGTGAGCGCGGTGCTGTAGATCAGCTGCTCTGAGGCCCGGCGCGCCGCCGACGCCATCTCGCTGTCGAGCGGGATGCCGGTCAGACGGGCATGGTTGATCTCCTCGAAGCCGTAGGAGTAGCCGATGCCGGCCGTGTAGACCGAGCTCTCGTGCTTGTCCATGCCGACGCCGACAGTGGGGACGTCCTTTCCGTTCCCGCTCATCCAGCGGGCCTGGCCGGCCGAGTCCATCGAGAAGTAGGTGACCGTCTTGGTCCACTCGTTCGCCGACGTGTCCACCGGAATCATGGACGCGTAGTCAAGGTCGGGATACCGCTGGCGGTAGACACCGGCCTCGATGTGTGCTGTCTGCTGGACAGCGAAGCTCAGGTTCGCCGTGAGAGCGTCCTGGAAGCTCATGTGGTTTGGTGTATTCATCTCTCTGTCCCTCCTTAGGACGCGCCAGCCGTGACACCGCCAGCCAGATCAAACCAGATCCGGGCAAGCGCAGCGTCGGCACCCGTGGTCTCCCAGCGGGCATTGTTGATCTTGACACCGCCGTCGGAGCCGACGTCGGCATTGGCGAAGGAGCCGTCGGAGACGACAAGCCAGACATCGTCGCCAGCGTCGACACCACCCGCCTGACCCACCGTGACCCACATGGAGCCGCGACGCATCAGAAGAGCAGCATCATACTGCGAGATGTTGTTCGACTCCTGGTCGGCAGTGCGGACAGTGATGCCCGTGACAACGTCGGTCGACGCGGCGAGCGCCGCGCACTCGTTGTCCTCGGTGCCCTGGATGACAGGATAACCAAACTCAAGCTCGGCCTCCGCCGTGCGGCCGACAAGCTCGCTCGGCGAAGTGTCAGCGATCATGCCGTGGAAGCCCACGGCCATGTTGTCGCTGTAGGTGCTCTGAACTGTGGGCATCAGCTTGCCTCCTTCACATGGCTCTTCCACGCATCGCGCATGTGCGCCGTGGACTCGTTGTACGCCTTGTCAGCGTCCGAGACGGCGCTGGTGGGTGGCGTGGTTCCCGATGCCAGATGCTGGCCGTCACCCAGCGTCTTCGCGGCATAGGTGTATGCGCCGGAGATGGCGTCATCGGACATGTTGGTCGCGACGTCACCAAGCTGCTTCTTGACGATTGCCCGGCGGATGTCGGCGTCCGACAGGGTGTCCATGTTCTCGATGCCGGCGCGCCTGCCAGCGTCCAGAACCTCGGAGCGAGCGCGAACTGCATCGGCCATGGCCTGAGGCGAGGTCGCGTCGGAGAGCTGCTTCTTGACTGCAGCGAGCTCGCCGTCCTTGGTCTCGACCGACTTGGTGAGAGCAGCGATCTGACCGTCCTTGGTCTCCTTCTCCTTCTCCATGTTCTTCTCGGCGTCCGAGAGCTGCTTCTGCAGCTTTTCGATGGCCTGGGCACCCTGGTCGGTCGTGCTGACCGTGAGCCCATCCACCACGATGTTGCGCAGTTGTTCAGACATCTTGTCTCCTTTCGCTACTGCATCGAGGGGTCTCGGGGCGGTGCCCCACTTCTCTGCACCATCACCGATGCGGAGTTCACTGCCACCTCGCGCGCGCGGCACGATCGCAAGGTGGTTTATCTTGATCGGCCCAGTCTGGACCGCCTGATACTTCGTACCATCCGGAGCTGTGCCGTCACGGGCCTCGATGGGAGTCGTGTACCCCATCGAGATCTCTCGCTCGCCGCGCTGGACTGCGTCAATGGTCTCCTGGTCCATCAGCTTGATGGAAACCCGGACAAACTCACCGTCACGCGCAATGTCCTCCCCAACGTCCCCGACAGCATACTGCCTCCAGTTCTTCGAGTCAACGAGTGCGGGGGGATGGCCGCGCGTGACGGGCTTGCCGGTGTACGTGGCGAGACTGTCGCGCGCGAAGACTGCCTCCTCTGGGCGGTACACAACGACGGTGTCGTCGCCGTCGCCAATGCCAACGTCCCTTGCGGTGTAGTTCTGGCACCCGGTGCGGGCGCACCGGACCTCACCGACGAGATACCCATCAGAGGTGACCCTCGTGTTCGCGAGAGTTGCAGTGTCCTCGAACTTCTGCTCAATCATCTGGGATCTTCTCCTTCCAGTCCTCGTCGACCTCGCGGAACACCTCCGGACCGAGGACAATGCGACCGAGATACGGCTCGACATCTGTCGGAGCCTCCGGGTCGTAGCTGATCGTCACGTGCGGCTGGTAGTCGGGCCAGTCCCACGAGGCACCAGCATCGGTGATGTCGTGGTGGCGCCAGGAGAGCTCCGACGAGGTGAACATGAGTACGGTCGCATCTCCCACTGCACCGAGTCGCTCAACAAGACGAGCACCACCCTCCGGAACGGTGAGCTCTGTGGCGTACGACTCACCAGTCTTCATCCAGTCAACAGGCGTCCGACTGAACGCAATCGTCACGTGCAGCTCGCTCGCGGGCAGTGTGTTCTGTATGCCCTGCTCACGCGCCCACTGCAGAACCTCGTCGGCATTAACCACCGGGCGACTCACGTACAGAGTGCGCGGGCGCGCGTCGTTTGTGGTTGTTGTCGCAGGCGGTTCCTCGGGCGGCAGATCGTCCGCTGTGTCCTTCAGCAGAATACCCAGGTCCGCGAACATCTCAGAGCCGACTCGAGCTATCTCGTCGTCGCCGTAGACCCGTGTCTCCGCGATGACTTTGATGGTCTCTGCGGTCTGCTTGCGGATCGCACCTGTCTGCTCCTCGGTCATCTGGCGCAGAGACCTCCAGGTGAACTCCTGCTCGTCGGGGTCGAGACCCGCGCGACGCACGATCAGATCATCCAGGATGCGAAGCTCGGGCTGTATCTCTGTGTTCTGCATCGAGGAGACACGATCATAGTAGTTCAGCAGATCGCTCTCTCCGGTCGAGTTCATCCCTGCAGGCGACATCCCCAGCAGACGCGTCATCGGAATGTCGGCAGCACCAGACGCAACCTGCATGAAGCGATCCGCGATGGTGTCCAGGCCTCCGAAGTTGTAGTTCTTGCTCTCGTACTCCTCCTCTCCGTCCAGCATCAGGATGCCCTGGTTGCCCTTGAGCATCCTGGCAGCGGAGAAGCGGGCCAGCAGCGCGTCCTCGAAGCGAGGATTCGTGATCTGCTCAGTCAGCCCAGGTATCTTGACAATGTCCGTCTTGGCGTCGAACACGAGCGCAGCGATGTTACCCATCGTGCTGTCCAGATTGCGGCACGTGTCGTAGATCGACTGCAGAAGGCTGTCACCCCACCCACTGTTCCTGTACGAGCTGAGACCCCAGGGAGGCACCTCCTCCCCGACCAGACGAACCACACGGGACCAGTGCACGTACATCGTACCCTGTCTCGTGGAGACAATGTACTCCCTCGGACGACCATAGTTCTCGCTTGTGGCATCGTCCTCCAGCTGTCCAGCGGTGAGCTGCAGACACCCCATCGTCGTCAGGAACTCCAGGCTCTCGCGCTCAGGATCGAGAGGAACAGAGAAGTCACGCGCGTCAGTGCCTATCAGGATCCCCGCCCCACCATAGAGCCGAGCCATCCACAGAGCAGTGTGCAGCTTCTTCTTCAGCTGGATGCGCGGGGCGTCCTCAACCTTGCGTATCTCGCCCGCGTCCGGCCCATGCCACTGGCGCCAGCGTCTGGTCGCGTCGAGGGCGGGGACGCGGATGGTCTTCTTGATGATCCACGACGTGCGGAAGGCGTCCTCAACCTCCTGGTCACTCAGGATGCGAGGGACATAGGAGGAGTTCTCAGTCTTGTCACTGGACGACCCGAGTCGTGTGGCGAGGTTGACGAGGCCGTCAGCGATGATGCGAGAGACTGCGGTCATGACGCCAGCGCGAAGATGTTGTACATGCTGCCGCGCACCGGCCAGTAGGCCATGACTGCGGAGTCAGCAAGGTTCGGTGACTTGGTCCCGTCAGGAGACTTGTCTATCTTGAGCTTGAGTGTGCTTGTTGCCTGGGACATCGTGGCCTGCGACAGCTCCTTCATGAGCTTGGTGCGCATCGGAAGATCGCGCGGGATGGAGATCAGCTCACTGGGCTCGTAGTGAACATCCTCGGTGACCGCCTTGTGGGTCTTCTCGAAGCGAGAGCGAAGCTGCCACCATGCCTGGGCCTTCAGGTTCTGGTAGAAGTCCTTGTTGACAGGACTGTTCTTGTCCCCCGGAATGAGTCGCTTCTCCGGGTCAATCACGGAGGCACTCGCAGCCCATGGGTGGACGTTCATGTTCTCCGGCAGCAGAGACTCCTCGCGAAGACGGTTGGTCTCCTGCTTGACACCGGACCCAATGCCGATGCTGTCGTAGTTGAGCTCGACAGCCTCCAGGCCGAGGCGCGACACCACTGCACGCGTGGTCACACCCACATCGTCAGCGCGGGGCATCTCGTGGAGGTCGAGCATCATGTAACTCTGGCGCAGGGTCAGGGCAGACGTGTCCCCGCCCTCGTCGGCGACGTCGAGAGCCGCGATGCGCCGTCCCTCGGGCGGCGGCAGTCCGAGTTTGACGTGCGCGTCCACGGCCGAGTTCACCCACTCCGCAGGAATCACGACACCATCGACAGCGGCCGAGTAGTCACGGTCAACTTCCTGCGCGAACAGGTGCAGTAGACCCTCGGCCTGGGCCTTCTTGCGGCGGCGGTCGTACCACTCGTCGTTCTTCTCGGGATGGTCGCGCCAGTCCATGACGAACACGTTCGTGGTCTCCGTCGTGACCTCTCCGTCCCACTCGCGCCCAGACTCACGGCGACGATGGAACACGTTCCCCATCCCGTTCACCGAGGAGATGTCGATCTGGACCCGCGTGTTGTCGCCCAGCGCGGCCTCGATCAGCTCTGGTCGCTCGTAGTGCGCGCTCTCGTCCTTGAAGTAGATGAGCTTCCGTCCACCACGACCAATGTTGTTGCCCGCCTCGCCCGTGATCGTCGCCCCTGTCTCGGGATTCATGATCTTCATGTACGAGATGTGCTGCTGCGCCGCGAAGCCCTCAGGAAGGAAGACCGGCGGCAGGTTCTTTATCAGGATCCGTATCTTCTCAAAGATGGAGTCCGGGTCACCGATCTTGTCCACCAGCTGCTCCTTGCGACTCCCCCAGCCAACGGACGACCCGTCCCAGAGCAGCCAGAGGTGGACAGACACCCCGGCAGCCACCCACGTGGCGCCCATGTCGCGTGCCTTCTCCACCAGTCCGTCAGCCTCAGCGTCGAGAAGCTGGTAGATGCAGGTGATCAGGTCAGCCTGCCGCTCGAACAGAATGAAGGGCATCCGAGCAACTCTGCCTCGTCCTGCCTTCCGCGGATCGTACGTGTCCATCCAGTGGCAGATGAACTCAACTGGATTGTGCTCGTAGAATTTCAGGGCGGCAGCAAACAGCCCGTCCTCTTCGCGATAGCGCCGCAGCATGTGCTG